TCCCCGGGTTGGCGGCGGTCGGTTAGGGAGCGGGTGGCAAGGTATCCGAGGGGATGCCTCGGATCCTCATAGGTGCGGCTTGGGGCGGCGCCGACTTGCTGAGCTCGGCGATGATCCGCCGTTCACTCTTGCGGCGCCCGTGGTGGACGGATCGCCAGATCCCCACCGGCAACAGGATGAACCAGAGCAGGACCCTTCCGAACCACAGGACCGGAGCGAAGATCAAGCGCATCTGTATCGCCTCCCTGCTGTGAGCATACGACGAAAGGCGCCGCATGAGGATCAGGGGTATCGCTCAGACCAATGCCGCCCTGCTCGCGGTCAGGGCAAGGACGGAGGTGGCGGCTCCTTTCGCCTCTAGAGCTGGGGCCGAGGTGGTTGGACGTAGGGCCATCGCTCGAGCACCCCGAGACACGGGAGCGACCGCATCGAGCATCCGCGTCGAGGTGGAGGGGGACACCGCCCATGTAGGACCGACGACCGCCTACGCCCGCTTCCCTGAATACGGGACGCGCTACATGCCAGGTCAGCACTACATGCAAGAAGCGGCGGACGAATCCGTCGACGATGTTGTATCGGCAATCGCCGCCGTCATCAAGGCAGCGGTCGAAGCATAAGGAGGGCAGATGGCTACGTACACCGTCCAGACCATCACGGAGGCAGGGGTGGTCCCGACCTATACAGGGGTGGCGGCGAGCGACACGTTCACGCCGGCGGCGGCGGACTACGACAAGACGCACATCCTGCACGTGAAGAACGCCGGCGGCTCACCGGATTCGGTTGTGATCGACGACACGCTGAGCCTGTCGAACGCGGCAGGAGCGACCTCGTACAACCCGGACGTAACGGTCGTGGTCTCGAATGCTACGGAGCGGTTCATCCGTCTCACGCCGATCCGAAGGTATCTCCAGTCCAACGGCACGGTCGTCGTGACGAACTCGTTCACCACGTCGGTCACGGCCGCGGTCTTCGTCGCTTAGAGGGGGTGAGATAGCTTGACGAAACAAGCTGGTTTCCAGGGGTTCCTCAAGCAGAACGCGGCGTTGGGTGTGGCGACGGGTACGTACAACACCGTCACGCAGATCGGCACGGTGACTGCGGTCGGCTCGGCACGTGCTCTGATCGACGTCTCGGCGCATGGTGACGCATGGTCCGACTTCCTCCCCGGACGGCAGGAGGGGAACGAGATCACGCTCACCGTCTTGTGGGATCCCACGATCACGACGCACACGAACATGAAATCGGACTACGACTCCGTCGCGGTTGCCATCCGGTACTACGAACTCCAGCATCCGAACTGGGCCTCGGCGTATCGCTTCCCCGTAGTCACGAGCCAATGGGAGATCGAGGCGACAGATGATGCCGGGATGGAGAGCCATATCACGTTCAAGATCATTACGCCGGGTGTTTCAACGGTCACCCCATCATAGAGTGAGGCTATGCCAGCACACATTCCTGATTGCGGTTACCCCGGCTGTACAGGGGTGCATGATTCGGCCCGTCCGATTGCTGAATGGTGTCCGAGGACGAGGGCTGAGCGCCAAGCCTATGCGCGGGCATACGAGCGAGACTATGTCCGAAAGCGGGATCCTGAACGAACGCGCGCGCAGGCCGCGAGGCGTCAGCGGCGGTATCGGGAGAAGCACCCAGATCGTGTATTCGCTGGTGCGCTCTGGGCGAAATACCGAATCACGCCGAAGGAGCGCACCGAACTATTCGAGGCGTCCGACGGTCTCTGCGCGTTGTGTTACGAGCATCCGGCTACACAGATCGACCATGATCACGTGACCGGAGCGGTCCGCGGCGCCGTGTGCCCAACGTGCAACAAGGGTTTGTGGTTCTACGAATCGAGAGGAGCCGATGTGATTCAGCATTACTTGGACACCGTCTCAACGGTGACGCCGTCGTGACCGACTTCCGAGAGACGCTTCGTGCGGCGGTCAAGGGCGAGCTTACGAGCAAGCACGTCCCCGCATGGGGTCGGGACGTCTACATCCGCAAGCTCTCGGTGCGTGAGCAGCTTGCGCTCATCGAGGATGACCCGAAGCCAGAAGTGGCGTCGATGCGCGTGCTACTGGCAGCGATGGCCGATGAGAACGGCGACCGGCTTCTGGGCGATGACGACATGGAGCTGCTCCTCGATCAGACATTCGCCACGCTGGCGCCGTTACTCACGGAGGCGGCCAAACAAAACGGGCTCACGTCGCAGGAACTTGAGGATGCGATGGCGGCTTTCGCAAAAGCCCGAGACGATCAGCCCTCTTCCGGGTTGCCCTCGCTCTCGGGCGAACCGTCGGAGAACTCGAAACCCTCTCTGCTGCCGAACTGACCGACTGGATCGCTTACGAACAGGTCTACGGCCCTCTTCTCGTCCACGAGCGGATCGACGTCGGGTTCTCGGCATTGTCCTACTACGTCGTGAAGCTGCTCGGCAGGAAGAACAAGCTCAAGCCCGAGAGCTTCCTGCCGCCCTGGTTGCGGCCGAAGCCTAAGCCGCAGAGCGCCGAAGAACTGAGGCTGTATCTCGAGACTTGGGCAGGGGGTGCGAATGGCGGCGAAAGGGCAACTCAAAGAGGGCGCGTGTCCTAAGGGTCACACTAGGGTGGTTCGTGATGCTTCAGGGACTCGGCGTTGCCCAGATTGTCGCCGAGAGAATACGCGACTGAGGCGTACGCATCCGGATGTGCAGGCACGCGAACTGTCATATCGCCTGAGTCACCGAGAGGAACTACGTGAGCGCGCTCGAGTATGGCGTGAGGAGCATCTCGAGCGTGCGCGGGCCTCCAGCCAACGCTATATGCATGAGCGGCGGCTGCGAGAGAACTTCGGTCTAACGGTCGAGCAATACATGATGCTTGCCGAGCGGCAGAAAGGTCGCTGCGGCATTTGCGGACAAGAGCCAGAGGGTCGGGTCCTCGTAGTCGACCACGATCACGAAACCGGGGAGATCCGGGGCCTGTTGTGTAACGCATGCAACCTTGGCATCGGGAACCTTGGCGACAGCCCCGAGAGACTGCGAGCCGCTCTTGAGTGGCTGACTGGGGGTGGTCAGGGTGCCGACGATTAGCACCCTTTGACTTACCGTCGACGTCGTCACGAATACGCGGAGTCTGTCCAGGGGTCTGAAGCTCGCCAGCACCGCCATCATCGGCGTCGGCGTCGTGGCGACCAAGATGGCGCTGGACTACAACGACGCTTTCGTCAAGATCGCCGCGGTCTCCAATGCCAGCGCCGAACAGGTCTCCAAGTGGAAGGACGAGGTCCTCGACCTCGCCGGCAAGACGGCGCAAGCCCCCAAGGAGCTCGCCGACGCGCTGTTCTTCCTCGCTAGCGCCGGCCTGAAGGCCAACCAGATCATGCCGGTGCTCGAGGCATCGGCGAAGGCTTCGGCGGCTGGTCTGGGGGAGACCGCCGACGTCGCCAAGCTCACGGCCAACGTCCTGAACGCCTACGCCGGCTCGGGGCTCAAGGCGGCTAACGTGACGGATATCCTCGTCGCGGCCGTCCGTGAAGGTTCGGCGGATACGGACGAGTTCGGCACAGCCATCGGTCGTATCCTCCCGATCGCCTCGGCGGCGGGAATCGGTTTCGATTCCGTTGCCGCGTCCCTCGCCTCGCTCTCGAACATCGGCCTGGATGTCAACGAGGGCGTCACGGCTATGAGAGGCCTGTTCCAGGCACTTGTAGCGCCAACAGTCGCAGCGAGTTCTGCCATGGAAAGTGTTGGGCTGAACGCGCAAGAGTTGTTGGACAGTTTGCAACAGGATGGACTCATCGCCACGATCCGCTTGCTCGACACCGCAGTCAAGGGCAACACCACGACGCAAGCGGACTACCTCAACACATTGCGAACGATCGTTCCTAATATCCGCTCCCTAACTGGACTCCTGGGACTGACGAGTCAGGAAGCGGAACGGGTCAATGGCATCTTCCAGCGGGTAAACGAGTCGACGGGCTCGCTCGGGGAAGCGTTCAAGACCACCGCCGAGGGACCGGGGTTCCAGTTCCGTCAAGCGCTCGCCGAACTCCAGGTGCTGATGATCCAACTCGGGGACATCATCATCCCGGCGCTCGTCGCCGTGGTGGAGTTCATCCAGCAGAACTGGGAACCGGCGTGGAAGGCACTCAGCGGCGCAGTGATGAACGCATGGGACGCCGTGAAGCCTTTCGCGGCGGTTATCGGTGATGTACTGATCCCGCTCTTTGAGACGGCGTGGCACACGATCCAGGACAGGATCATCCCAGCGCTGGAGCGGATCAAGCCGGTGCTCATCGTGATCGGCGCCGCAATCGTGCTGTTCGCCACCGTGATCCTGGCGCAGCTCGCCCTCGTCGTGACGGCGGTTGGGTTCGTCATCGACAAGTTCCTGGACTTCGTCGGGTTCATCAGGGACAAGGTCGTGGAACCGGTCGTGAACTTCCTCGCCCGGATCGTGGACTTCGTCCTGGACAAGCTGCGCCCGATCTGGGACGTGGTCCGCGACGCGGCCGTAACGGCGTTCCGTGCCATCCTCACGCCGATCCAGTGGGTCATCGACAAGATCCAGACGCTGATCGGGTGGATTCAGGACGCGATCGGTTTTCTGCACGACCTGTTCGCCGCAGGCGGGGCCGCAGCGAATGTGACCTCCCAGACCGGCCGACCTGGTGTTGGCAATGCCGTACCCCAGGCCGCGTCGGGCGGGTTCGTGGCAAGGAGTGGGCTGGCGGTGATCCACGCCGGAGAAACGATCTCCCCCGCGGGGACCGGCGTGACGATCAACGTCAACGGATGGGTAGGAACTGACACCTCGCTTGCCAAGAAGATCCGCGATGAACTGAACAAGCTCGGCAACCGCAACGCCGGCACAGGGCTGAACTAGATGGGCCTGCTGACCCTGTTCGGCAGTCAACCTGCCGCGCCGCCAGTTCAAGGATTCATCCCCGGCTTGCGAGTGGAGCTGGACCGAGATGACCTGATCGAGTTCGGCTTCGTCCTTGACCACCCGACGAAGTCCCTGCTCGACAGCGGCAACACGTTGGACCGCGTCTCGGCGATCTCCTGGGACGAGGACATCACTGAGTGGGTCCGCTCCGGAGCGACCGACCGCGGCGGACAGCGCGAGCTCGAGCGCACCGCCGAAGCCGGCACGGGTCATCTCGTCCTGGACAACAGAGACGGCAGGTTCACGCCGTTCAACGTGTCCTCCCCGTACTACCCCGACATCCTTCCGCTTCGGCGTATACGGATCCGGGCGACGTGGGACCTGGTCACCTACCCCGTCTTCCAGGGCTTCGTGGAGGCCTGGCCGGTCACGTTCCCCGCCGAGGGCGACAACATCGTCACGATCCAGATCGTCGACGGGTTCGAGCTCCTGGCGAACGACGGCGCGAAGGTCTCCGGGGACTTCCCCCAGCAACAGACCGGCGAACGTGTGGAGGCCGTGCTACTCGCGGCGGGGTTCGCGCCGACCGAGATGCTGATCGAGACCGGCGTCTCCACAGTGGCGGCGGTGACCTTGGAGAACGCCAACGTCCTGGAGCACATCCAGCAGATGGCCAAGGTGGAGCAGGGCCGCTTCTTCGTCGACCGCGCCGGCCTGTTCGTCTTCACCGAGCGAGGGTCGACGGGACAGCCGGACTTCTCCACGCGGACGTGGGCCGATGACGGGTCGGGGATGAGCTACCGGAACCTCACGCCCGTCTTCGATAAGTCGCTGATCCTCAACTACGTGAGTTTGGCCAGGGAGGGCGGGGCGGAGCAGGTCGTCCAGGACACCTCGTCCTACCAGCGGTACAACACGCGCTCCAAGGTCGAGACCGGCCTCCCCCTGTCTGACGACGCTCAAGTCCTCGACCTGGCCCAGCAGTACATCGACCGCTACCACGAACCGGAGCGTCGTATCGAGGGGCTCGTTGACAACGCGATGCAGCACCGGCATTGGGACCGCGTACTCGGCAGGGAGCTCGGCGACCTCGTCAAGGTCGTGGAGTCAGAGACCGACATCGCGCAGGTCTCGGCGCTCGAGGGTGTCGCGCATGAGTTCGGCCAGGACACATGGGTCGTCTCGCTCCGTGTCTCGCCGACCGCCGTGGAGAACTACGCCCGACTCGACGATCCGGCGTTCCGGCTGGACGACAACTTCATTTTGGGGAGATAGCAGATGCCAGTAACGCCTACATTCACTGAACCGAAGACGTGGGCCTTCCAGGAGGGTGTCGAGTCATCGGAGCTGAATGCTATCCGTGACATCTTGCGGTCGATGGGTCGGCACCTCATCGTTCGCAAGCTTTCCGATGAATCCGACGCAACGGGGGTGTTGCAGAACGATGACAGCCTCTTGTTGGCGCTCGCCACGAATGAGATTTGGCAATTCAAGTTCAATCTCTTGGTCGTGTCCGCTGCGACGACAGACTTCAAACTGCGGTTGACCTTCCCCAGTGGGAGCATCTCTGCGCTTGGTATTTCAGAGGCTGGTGGCACGTGGAACGGCAAAGACATCTCGGCTACCACATCTCCATCAGCGACGTGGAACGTGTCAACCACAGACACGGTAACCAACCACATCATTCTCGAAGGCGTTATGTCCAATGCGGGTAGCGCGGGCAATCTCCAGTTGCAATGGTCGGGTCAGGCGGCAGCGGCGTGTGTCGTCAAGACCAACTCAACGCTCTGGGCCGTGCAGCTCGCTTAGGAGGAGGTGGTACCCATCAGCGACAACGTACCGATCACCCCAGGCTCTGGGAAGGACATCGCCGCCGATGACGTCGGCAGTGTCTTCTACCAGCAGGTGAAGATAGACCTCGGCGGCGACGGCGTCTCCTCCCCCCTGGTCCGCGGCCAGCAGACGATGGCGAACTCCATCCCGGTGGCGATCGCCTCGAACCAGACCGGCCAGAAGGTCCAACTCACCGACGGCACATCAGATGCCACGGTCAGGAACCTCGCCGCGAACGACGCCTTGAACGTTGCCATTGTGGACGGCGCTGGGAACCAGGTCACGTCGTTTGCTGGCTCTGGGGGCTCGTCGGCGACGGACAACTCGGCTTTCACCGCGGGGACGACGGCCGATACCACGGTGGCGGGTTTCTACCAGTCCACCCCCTCGGCGGTGACGGACGGTCGGTCGGCGGCGATCGGTATCGACGACCAGCGGCGTGTGAAGGTCGTGTTGGATGCAAGCACGCTAGACGTTGCACATGACGCGGTCGACGCAGGGGTGCCAACGAAGGTGGGCGGCAAAGCGATCGCAGCCATGCCCACTCCGGTCGCGGCGAATGACCGGACGAACGCGTTCTTCGACCTCTACGGCAGGCTGCTGGTCACCTCCATCGATCCGGGGATGCAGGTGCCGAAGTCGGCGTCCTACACCTCGACCCAGA